GCAGAAGAACGTAGAGATTTACAACAAGCTATTATTAGTGTCGGTGGTGATATTGATGCACTAGACGAACAAACTAGAGAGCAGTTTGATCAATTTGGTCAGAATGTTAACGACTTGTTTTCTGATGTTAATGTTGATATTGAAGGACTGCAAGAAGGTCAAGTTAGTCAAGCAGCAGCTCAAGCAGAATTTGAGTCTAGTATAGCAGGTCAATTTGAACAGGTAGGTGGTGAACTTACAGGTATTCAATCTGATATTAGTGGGCTAGGTCAACAAATCGGTGGTGTTGGAGCAGGTCTTGCAGGGCTTGGTGAAGGCATTGCAGGACTAGGCGAAGGCTTAGGTGCTGGATTAATGGGCCTTGCGTTACAACAACAACAACTACCGGAACAAATAGCAGCGGCTATGCCACGACAACCTGTAAAGTTTGATCCATTCTTAAAAGGACTATCACCTAGAAAAATGCCTAAGCCACTAAAGGTACAAGGAATGCTGGTATGACATATTTAAATCTTATGAACAGTGTACTACGCAGACTTCGTGAAGAAGAAACTACGTCTGTTACAAGTACAACCTACGTTAAGATGGTAGGTGATTTTATTAATGATGCCAAAACATTAGTAGGTCAAGCCGCTGATTGGTCTGCTTTACGTGAAACATTAATTATAACTACTGCGGCTTCAGACAATACTTATTCATTAACAGGCGGTAGTGATAACATTAAAGTAATGTCAATGTTAAATGATACTCATAACTGTTTTATGGGGTATCAAACTAAAGACTGGTTTAACGAAGCACTGTACATTGGAAACGCTTCAGAAGGAACGCCGCAATATTATACTTATAACGGTTTAGATGCTAACGGTGATACGCAGATCCTTGTAGGACCAACACCAGACGGTGTGTATACCATACGTGTTGATACTGTTAAACGACAGGTAGATTTGTCTGCTGATGCTGATACATTGTTAATACCTTCACAGCCAGTAATACATTTAGCTGTTGCTTTGTTAGCTCGTGAACGTGGTGAAACAGGTGGTACTTCTACTGCTGAGTACTTTACTATTGCTAACCAGTACTTGTCAGACGCTGTTGCTATTGACGCGGCAAAGCATCCTGAAGAGATGGTATTTAGGACTATCTAATATGGCTCAAGAACTTCAAAGCATTAATCTTGTAGCTCCAGCGTTTAAAGGAATCAACACTGAAGATTCTCCGCTTGCTCAAGATCCGTCGTTTGCAGAGATTGCAGACAATGCCGTGATTGACAAACGTGGTCGTATTGCTGCACGTAAGGGCCACACTGTTATAACAACAAATAAGACTGTGCTTGGTACTGATTCATTACGTGCTATTAAAGACTATAGAGACAATGCAGGAAACACTAAGTTATTTTCTGTAGGTAACAACAAGATTATCAGCGGTACAACTACACTGGTTGATGAGACTCCTGCTAGTTATACAATTAATGCTAATGATTGGAAGATTGTTAACTTTAACGATCACTTGTTTTTCTTTCAACGTGGTTTTGAACCTCTTGTATATTCTCAGCACACAGGCGCTGTAGAGAAAATGTCTGTACACGCACACGCTACAGGCGTAGCCAGCACTATGTATGGTCATGAAGTGTTAGCTGCTTATGGGCGTTTATGGACAGCAGACTTTAGTACCGACAAATCTACTATATACTGGTCTGACTTATTAGACGGTGTTGCTTGGTCAGGTGGATCTAGCGGTAACATAGACATATCTAAAGTATGGCCTGACGGTTATGATGAAATTGTATCGTTAGCCGCACATAATGATTTATTAATTATATTTGGTAAACATAGTATTGTTGTTTATGCCGGTGCTACGTCTCCTGCTTCTATGACCTTGTCAGACACAATTGCAGGTATTGGCTGTGTCAATAGAGACACGGTGCAGTATACAGGTACAGATGTATTATTCCTAGCGCATACAGGACTTAAAAGCTTTGGCAGAACAATACAAGAAAAGTCAATGCCTATTAGTAGTTTGTCAGGCAATATTACTAAAGACCTTATTGCTGCATTACAGAATGAGACTGAGTTTTTTAGATCTGTTTACAGCCCCGAAGAAGGTTTTTACTTACTGACGTTCACTGGTCAAGACATGACGTACTGCTTTGATGTAAGAGGCACGTTAGAGAATGGGTCTTATCGTGTTACTCGTTGGCCTTCTACTGGTTTTACATCGTTTACAACACTTACTGATGGAACATTATACATAGGAACCAGTAACGGTATTAGTACTCATACAGGTTATACCGATAACAATGTTAGTTACAGGTTTAAGTATTACAGTCCTAGTCTGACATTCGGTGATAGCTCAAGAATTAAGATTTTAAAGAAGCTTAAGCCTACGTTAGTAGGTGCTAACAATGCAACAGTATTTATGAAGTGGTCGTATGACTTTGATACAACATACGCTACAGCAGAGTTTACAGTAGGTACTCAGATAACTGGGTTCTACGGTGAAAGTGAGTATACAACAGTAGAGTTTACAGGTGGACAGTTAACAAACCAACGTAGTCTCAACACAACAGGATATGGAACCAGTGTACAGGTAGGCCTTGAATCAGAAATTAATGGCTCATCTTTATCACTACAAGAAATTAACGTAATGGCTTTGATAGGTAAGCTACTTTAATAGGAGACAACAATGTCACTACCAGTAAATTTCACTCCAGAAGGAATAGCCGCTGCTAATGCCGCATTTAATGCGGTGAATCCAGTTGGCGGCTTAAACCTTGCCGGTTACACTGGGCAAAGTAGTGGGTCTTATGGCACTGATTACTTAGGAGAAGCCGCTAACATGGCAAGCAGGTTACAGAACCTAGGCGTAAACACCGCACAAACTTCCGGAGGTGGCTTTGGTGATGTTCTTAGTAACATCTTTGGAGGAGTACAACAGATAGGCTCTGCTGTCTCACCGGCTATACCAGCTATTGCTGGGTCTTTGCTGACTAAAGAAGCATACGATAGACTCAGCAACGTAGGTGACACAGCTTACCAACGCTCTATGGATCTTGCAGAAAGGGGTCAACAAGAGTCACAGTTTAGACCGTTTACTGTAACTACTCCCACAGGATCTGCGTTTACTGCACGTATGGGTGGTCAACCACAGCCTCCTATGATGACTGGTGGGCCTGTAGCGCCTCCTCCGGGAATAATAACGCCTCCGCAGATACGAGGTGGTAGAGATTACATGCCACCTAATCCGATGCTACAGCCAGTAACTGGTGGGCCTGTAGCGCCTCCTTTCACGCCCGGCCTTAGATCAGAGGTAATGCCCGGTACTGTAATGGACGGCGGCGGTGCATTTGGAAGTGGACAAGGGCGTCAACAGCCAATGTCTCAGCCTCAGGAAGGTCTTGAGATAGGGATGTCTTTGTCGCCTGAAGAGCAATCTATGTACGAAGGGTTGTTTGGCGGTGCAGGGCGGTTCTTTGGTCAGGCTCAACAGCCCACAGCAGGACGTGAGCAAGAAATCTTTAACCGTATGAGAGCGGCACAGATGCCTGAAGAGCAACGTCAGCGTCTTGCGTTAGAAGAGCGTTTAGCGGCTCAAGGTAGACTAGGAACATCTTCTGCGGCATTCGGTGGTGCTACTCCTGAAATGTTAGCTATGGCTACAGCACAGGAAGAAGGACGTAACAGAGCTATGCTAGGAGCTATGCAACAGGCTCAAGCAGAACAAATGCAACAAGCATCATTAGGTCAACAGTTCCTTGGTTCTAGTTATCTGCCACAACAACAGTTACTGGCTGCTTTACAGCCCGGACTTACACAGCAACAGATGGCACAACAGGCTCAACAGTTTGGTACAGGACTCTTTGGTGAGACTGCTCTGTCTGGTATTGAGGCTCAACTGTTAGCGGAGCAAGCACGTGCTAACCTGCTAGGTGGCGTAGGATCTAACATTCTTGCTGGTATGTTTACACCACAAACTAACAGGGTTACTGGTGTTAGTACTCCTGCCGCTGGTATTGGAGACTTGGGTGGTTTGTTTGGAGGAGTCTCTGAAGGACTAGGAACAATCATTCGCGGTATTGGCGGTATATTTGACTAACGAGGTTAATCATGGCTAAGTTTTCACAAACATTTTTACAAGGTCTGTTACAGCCTTCTTATCAGGAAGGTTTGTTTAGTGCTGCTCGGGGTATTGGTGCTGCTCCTCAGATGAGGGCTTTGCAGCAACAGCAACAGGCAGAGTTGAGCCGTTATGATGAGTCTACTAAATTAAGTGAACAAGGTGTAGCTGCGGCACAGCAAGGAGACATTAGTGCGTTAACTCAACGTATTGCAGATCTTCGTAGACAAATGGCTACAGCAACTACGTTACAAGAAAAACAAGCAATACGACAAGAGATGACTAATCTTCAGCGTATGCGTCCTAATGCAGAAAAAATAGCTGTAGGTAACAAGGCGCAGTCTATTGTTCAAGGTGAGCAAGCACTACAAGACGAAACAGTATCTGGTCCTGCAAAACTAGCTATACAAAAAAGATTAGAAGAGTTAAAAAAAGACCCTGAAGCTATGCGTCAGTACAACAAATATAAAATGGATGAGTGGAGGACCGGACAAGCTCAGAAGCAAATGGAGTCTGAACAGTGGTTAGTTGATAATGCAAAGGATATTGACGAGGCGATTCAAAACGATGACATAGAAGAAGTTCAAAAAATTATTTTAAACGCTGGTGAGTTTAGCAACGCTGCACAGTCTTATGTAAACACTTCACTTAGAAATGCAGAAACATTAATTAAATTTGAAGAAAATAGTATTGAAAGAAAGAAAGCACCTAGCGTTGAATATTATAAAGAGCAATTAGAAGCTCTTCCTGAAGAATTAAGAGACGGGTTAAAACCAACCTTAAAAGCATACGAAGAAATTTCTAAGGATTGGAACGGTGAAACTTGGACTGTTTCTGGAGCAAGAGCAAGAGCATCGCAGTTAGAGAAAAAACTACAAAGTGAAATTTCAGCTATAAACAGAAGTGTAGCTATTGCAGATTACAGAATTTCAGAAAGTGAAGCAGCTGAAAAAAGAGAGCAGATTAAAAATTTAGAAATAAAAATTAATACTCCAATGACATCTGATTACTTAACCCAAGGACGTATATATGCCGCTTCTCTTCTTGGTAAGAAGGAACAGCTTACTCCAGAGATGATAAACCAAGCGGCTAATTTATTATATCAAAGGGATCGTGAATCAGCTATA